CCCATCCGGAACACGGGCGTTGGCCCTGTAGCTCTGGGCCGTGAACTGAACATCTTGGATTTTACGCGTAAAGGCTGGGTTTGGAAGGTTGTGTTCCGGGCCATGGACAATTTTCAGAGAGATGCCGGCCGGAGTCTTTAAGTTTGATGGCCGGAAGTAGTTTTGATACTTCATTCTATCGGCGTAGTTAGCGTCGGACTCTGGACCCCGGATGCCTAGAGCCTCACGTGGGGTCACGGAACGTCCGTTGGCAGTCCCCTCATCCTCCCAGAAGCGCCATTTCAGAAAGTCTGACGCAGCTCTGTAGGACTTTTCGCTGTTTTCAGCGGCGCTATCAAGTAGGTTTAAAACGGCCGCAGCGTCTTGCTGCAGAACAGAATCATCTAGGCTTTGGGCCGTGCCTTTACGCATTGCGGCGACCTCCTCGATATTATGAGCGAGATTGCCTTCGTTTTCAAGCGCTTTGGCGATGACTCGCCTGAGGTATCCCTCGTAGCGATAAACTATACCAAGATTCCCGGCGACTATTGTCTGCCCAACGGATAGGCCCCGGAAATATTTGTCGTTATGGCCGAAGTGCGGATGCCAGGCATCTTTCACATCGTATTCTATGAGGCAAGCGTCTTCTACCAGATAGCTGTTGAGATAGACGGTTACCTGGGCTGGAGCGAAGTAAGTGCGCTTCGATCTCTGATATATTGCGCCGTTCATAATCCCCTACGTAATGAACGCTTGTGGGCGGCCGCCATCTCCGTAGACGCCGTCATCAACGGTATCCGGAGCCAAATCGCCTGCCTTCAGTCCGCCCGGCTCCTGTAGCCAACTGACCGCATCCCTGATGTTTTGCATCCACTGATCCCGGTCCAGGAAGGGGTGCATCCAATCAGCCACGAAACTATACGTGTCTTCTGGGGTTAAGTCCTCGATACTGTGAGCACCACCAAAGTCCGTGAGGGTAACGTTTACGACGGCCGCAGAGGCCTGGAGTCCCATCTCATTCTGCGCATGAAGGATAACATGGAAAGGTGGAAGCTGGTCGATGAAAAAGGGGTACAGGTCGGCCCGTTCTAGCTCACATCTGGAATAGAGCTCGAGGAAAGGATCACGATCTAGACGGCTGAAGATCATTGTCCCGGCAATGGTGCGGGCCCCGCGCACCCATTGGGCGCTGGCGTTTCCAAGCAGCCGAACGGCCCCCGGAGGTCGGTGGGAGGACAAGGTTATAGTCTGCAGGTTTTTTAGTTCTTGTGTGTACCCATATTTATGATCCTCATCCCACGGATTGGGGGGCATGTAGAGGAGGACGCGTGTGTCGGATCCACTGAAGGTATTATGAACGACATTCCCGACCTGGTAGGTGCTGCCAAGTCGTAGAAAAGCTCGCCATGCGTCTGGGTGAACGCCGTCGGGGACCTTCCTCTGTAGGCGGCTTTTCGACATGTGCTCGTCCTCTTAGGCTAAAGCGCGGGACGTTTAGTGGCCCCGCGCTCTATCCATGCTCTTCGCTTACCCACGGACTAGTATGTCCGCTGCATTCCGGCACCGATCTCGCTGATCGGTTTGATCAGGCCTTCGTAGCTTGGCGGAGTCGCTTCCAGCGCACGCCATGGCGTAATTCCTGTCGCTACGTATGTGAAGTTCTCGTCGGTTGTGATGTCGTCGATACTCACGCCAGTACCGGAGTTCAGGATATCTACCCCGAGGATGGACATCCTGGCCCCGAGACCGGTCTCCGTCAGGCAGGTTAGAACCACATCAAACGGAGGGATCTGGTCATGATACCACGCGTAAGACAGCGTCAGCCGGCCCTGGAACTCACGGGAGGGTACAACGCCTCCGTAGTCCAGGAGGGCCTTATTACGGAAGGAGTCCGGGGCGTCGGCGCTCCTCGCGGCTGCCATCCGGCTGTAGTCCAGGGCGCTCGCCCAGAACTTGGCCCGCTCTTCCAAGCTTTCGAGCAGATTGGAACGGTCCATGACCAACATGATCATCGATCCAGCAATCCCTCGTTTTCCGCGGGAGAAGGACCGCGGGTTCGCGCTCCCCATCACGTAGTTTGGGCCTTTTTCTCGGGTGACTGTCGAGCTGATTCCCTGGAGGTTGCCTATCTGGCGCCCGCCCATCGTCACCTCGCAGTTGACGCCGGTGATCGAATTATAGGTTCTCGTCGAACGAGAGATGAAAGGTTCGGCCATTTGCTATCTCCTCCTTACCCAGCTTACACCGTCAACCCAAAGCGCCCGGTGATGGCTTGGATTTCCTCCGTGATCTCGAGCTTGATATCGACAAGCAGCTCACCAAGAGTGCGCATGGCTGGCGTATACACAAGGTCGAAGTCCCACTTTTTCAACCCGTTGCCTTTGAGCATTTCAAAGCCGGCGTCGATCGCCGTCTTCAATGCCTCACGGTTGGTAGTATCATTCTCCAACCGGATGAACGAATTGGCCGCAGCGCGCATTTGATCGATGGCTGCATGCAGAATCCGTACGGTTGTGATCCGCGTGAAGTCCGACTTGTAGTATTGGCTGATATTCCAGGCAGAGGTCATGGCATCGTAAACCATGTACTGCCCTAGTTTTCGGCAGGATACGATGAACCTGCAGGTAGCTAGGTCATCAGCCTGTCTTGAAGACAGGTTTCGGATGACTTCCGCGCCAGGAAGCGGTATGTTCCGCGGAGCCTCATGTGGCGGGGTTGCAGCGCAGAGGCCGGCGAAGGCCGCAGCCCCATTGTTTTGATAGTACCCCTTGGTCGGATACAACTGCTGGGCACAGTTGTGGCGGAAGCGTTCCCATCCGGCATAGACGCACATGTAGGCGCCCATATCGATCGGGTTATGGTTATTATCCTTCTCAACCTGAGCGTCGTCGGCCGGAGGAACCCCAATGGGCTGCGTTTCGTCCGAGGTTGACCATAGGGCATAGTTGTCCGGTACCCCGTCGCCTCCGGCGTCTGTAGTCCCGTCGTACTCTGGGAAGGCGGCGCCAAGAAGTGCGGACGTATCGTAGGCTTTGAGGGCCTCGACCCATGTATTTAGGTCGCTAAGACTTGGGGTTCCAGTGGTCTGTACGGCCGCGGTCGGAGCGGTAGCACCCAAGAAACCGAAGCGTGCGGTGAATTCCTTCGTTCCACGATGGCAGTGGTTAGCCAGCTGGTAGGAGAAACTGGTGTTGGCCGCCAGCCCGCTGGCGTCCACACAAGCTCCTACGGGAACAACAAAGTCCACCTCGTGGTTCAGCAACAACTCATATGCTCTGGTCAGAGCGTTGTACCTGTTGAGGTTTGTGAGCGAGCTCCACCTCGTACCTGAACCATCGGAGAGGACAAAGACCTCAATGTTCTCCGCTCCCGCCCCCTGGGCTTCCTGAATAGCTTTTGTGAGCTCGGAAGGAGTTCCGGCCGCTAGGTCGAAATCCGCGATCTCGGACCCGCGTTCGATCCGGAATGGGTCTTCCAGGTTGGGAGTCGTGTTGTCTGTGCACCCAATCAGCAAAACCGTAGGGGCAAGCATCGGCCGAGCAAGCCGAAGTCCACCGTCCACGACCTCAGCTCGAGTGATTCCAAGATGCGAGTGGTCACCCATCTTCAGGTTGCTCCTTCCTTAGAGTTCTTCCAGCTCCGTCGTAACGGGAATCTCGTTCCCGCTATACGTTGGTCGACCGGTTCTGGGAGACTCTGCGTCTGTCAGAATTCTGTCCCGCTGCGTTCTCACATAAGCAGTTATGTGATCGAGCCTTCTGTGGTGCACGGTGTAAAGTCGCTCGAGCCTGACGTTGTATCTCAAGGGCCTGTGAAACAGGTTTCCCCGCCACTTCCCTATCGGTTGATCCATCCCCCTCGCCCGAAAATATAGATGGCCGATCCCATTTACTATGAAGATCCAGTGGTTTAGGTCTATGTAATCGTAAAACCATTGGACCAGACGTTCGGCCTCGTCCGCTGTCGAGCCCCAGAGATCGAACTGGACGACTGCATCCATCAACCTGCCGTAGATTTTGGCCCCTAGATTCGGCTCCGTACTGTTGATTATCTCCCGGAGCATCTTCTTGCGCCCGATCACAGTAGGTCTCGGTGAGCCTGGCTCCGATCGAGCATCCTCTTCCGTAATCACAGCAAAATCGATGTAAGCGTTCCATAATCCTTGTGTGTCTTGTCTAGTCGCGTCTGCCTCGTAATCGGTTCCCTGGTCCCTGCGTGCTGATGCCCGACTAAACTGAACCCTGTCGTGGTCCTCCAGTTCCAACCTGTCTGTAATGCTCGGCGCCGCAACATCATCGCTAAGCCGAACATAGCATTTATAGGTATGATCCCGAATGGTTTCCTCAAAGACCTCTTCTATAGTATACTCCACATTGGTATCGATGTTCACCAATTTCATACCCTTTTCGACCAAAAAAGCATATGGAAGCCATCCATAATAGCCTCCACCGCGTGTGTCGTCGGGAATGAAGTATGACTGAAATGAACGTAAAGTGGACTCAGTGATGTTATAAAAATCATAGATGCTGGCGCGGCCAGCTTGCTTCAGCGGTAGGACGAGGCCGGTGTTTTCATCGACAAGGCCAGTGAAGTGTTGGTTCGAGCGTAGCATCGCTACTTCATCAAAGCGCTCGTAACGTCCATCAGGCCACATGTCGTACCCCTATTTTGTGAGCCCCGTGTTATGTACCCAGCATGCCCAGAATTCGACACGCCCCCATTTATCTCGGAAGTCCTGTGCCCAGTTGATCTCCCAGGCGATTTCTATCCGATAAGGCTTTTCAACCTCTCCCCGGGAGTCGAGAGAAACCTCGAGGATTTTGTCAAGCCGATCTGGGTTTTTATCATACTTGATCCAGAAGACTTGGTCGGACACCGACACCCTACCCAGGGGCGTAAGCTTGTTCAGGAAAGCCGCGGTCATCGGATCGGTTACAAATGTTTTTCTACCGAGGACCTTGACATCCTCATACAGCCAACCCTCGCCGGTGCAGTATGAACAATTCGGATCCGCTTCCTGGGCTGCCTCGTCCCAGCAGGAGCAGCGACGACCTGTGCTTTGGCGGAGAAACACATAGTGCCCGTGCTTCTCCAACATGTCGTACATCTGGTCCCTGAGATCTATACTCCCATCGGAGATATCGATCCCGGGCCATTTGTCGATCCGGTCGGTGCTAACCCACTGGTCTACAGCAGAAGCAGGCCGTGTGACTTCCAGACCCGTTACTTTAGGCTTCTTGCGGCTCAACTTGTGCCACTAGCTCCTTGTTACGTACTGTGTCCCGGAGCTCCATCCAGCAGTCGATGAGTTTTTTAGCATCGACTTGGAGTTCGTGGTTTTTGTATCTTCGGATGACGTCTACCACCGGCTCTCCTTCACCGTTTTGGGGCGGGAACCAGAACGTCAATCTCCGCGGCCCTTTAGGGCTCATCGTATGCTTTGCGACTCGATGGCCGCATGCACATAGCGCAGCAGCGAGCTCAACCCGTTCAGTAGGGATCAGGCGTCCGTACTTGCTGCTGTCAATCATAACACGAGACATTGCTCCTCCTAGATGCGGAATACGCTTGTTGCGTCGTCAGTATGGATGATGATCTCTTGGTCTGTTTCAGTTAGGTATCGTCTGGTAGATGCTTTTAGCTGCTTGTGGTCTGTTCGTAGGTTCGCTTTGGCGGCACGCTCTTCAGCACAGTTCGCCGGCCTGGAGCCGGCTACGCTTGCATCCCAAGTACGCATGCGGTAGTCTTGTCGCTCTTGTCCATGAGTCTCTGCCACGACGGCCGATAACGGTCCGCCTCCCCTGTATCGCCGAAGCTCACGTAGGGAGCGATCTCTATCTTTGGTAGCCTCCTTGAGCTTGCTGATAAGCAGGGGATCAGAGGCATTGAACTGTACAGTAAAGTCGCCCAATTGTTTACGTTGGCCCGACTGAATGTCGGCCAACAACCGAAGCTGGTTAATCACATCGATGATACTCTGTGACTTGACAAACTTCTCCGTGTTCGGATATGGCCGGTCCCTATTCGTAATATAGCATTTGTCGTTGGATTCCAGCAGAGTTCGGATGGAGTTCTTTAGAATGATACGATACAACGTATCATCATACAGCTGGCTGATGGTCGGACCCAGCTCGATGCGGAGGACTGTTGGCGTCGCATACTTGGGCCAGTACTCTGTAGTGAACGTAAAGTATGTGTCCTCCTCGAGTTGGTGTCCGCTAGCATTTACGATGTAGTCACTGTGGACACAGATTGTGACCTCAGCATTGTAAGGCCATTCGTAGTCGTCTTCAGCCGTCCAAATGATTTTGTTCCCGCTCGCGGACACGACACCCGTTGGTTCATCAATGAGGGCCAGGCGTGAAGGAACATCTTCGGCATCCCGATAAAGGAACTTGCCGGTCACATCTTCGTGACCATAGTCTCGGGTCATACCATCAGCGGGATTCATCTCTATAGTGATGGCAGCGCCGCTACCAGTAGTGTCAACAGCCTCCCCGAAATCCACCTCAATAGCACTGAGCGATCGGGATTGGTTTGTCGCAAAGGCTGCGGGTGTAACGGATTGGATCTCCAGATATCCGGTGACAGCTGCCTCGTCCTCTACCGAGCGGATGGGCCCGACTCGTTCGAACTCTTCCCTCGATAGGATCTCTTCCCGGGAGACAAAACGTTCGTCAGCGGTCCGGAAGAGAACGTTATAGGTCGTGGCCAGGGCGTCCCCGCCAGAGGATTTTATATATCCGCCTGGGGCTGCGATGTCCGCCCCGATAAGTGACAACCTGTAGCTCATGGCCTCGGCAAGCGGCCGGTTTGGCACGATTGTAATCGTCTTCAGATCAGTGGACAGGCTTGTTTCTAGATCAACAGTGCGGCCGGATTCCGTCTCGTAAAGTATGACAGTCATCCGGTTTACCGATGAAGACAGGAGAGCTGTGCTAAACGTCGCCGTCAGGTTATTGCGAATACCGTCGAAATCCACCTGGCCGATTGTTGGCGAGGTCGAAGCTACGATAGGTGCTGCCATTTAGATGTTTTCCAATATGCTCTTTACAGCTTCCTGTTCTTTTTTATTCTTTGCCGAATCTATGGCCTTTACCACGACGAGCTTTTTCGCGGGGGCGCCAAATGAGTCGATCATAGCCGCTTTTTCAGGTGTTACTATGCCGGCTAGTTTGGCGACCTGGTAATATGCGGCGTGTGTTATCTCCGCACGCGCATAAAACTCGTCATCGGTAATTACTTCAGCGTCTTTTAGATCGTGAAGGCGTTCGTCGAGCGCTTGGATGAGGTAGGCCATATGCAGTTTGATGGCACGTTTTTTGCTCTTGTCCTTGGTAACATCATCGATACATTGTGACAGAACTGCAATAAGCCCATTCCTGAGCTCGGATCGGTCTGTGTGTTCGAGAACTTCTCTGGCCGTGGTGTCGATATCGGCCAGCGCCTGTCTCCAGCTAGAGAGGCTTTCAGCGAATGGGATGTTGTCAGTCATGCTCGTGCTCCTTAGTATGCTATGCTGCTCGTTGAAGAAAATGGCGGCCAGCACAGTGGCGAGCCGCCATTCTTTTGTCTACGTGGGTGATCATACCCGACAGAGCCCTAAGCTGCTTTTCTAGCAGCCAGAGGTGCTCGTAGGTAGCGAACCCGTACCCATCTGCCAGCTGCGGACAGTTTCCCAATCCCAGCCGCGAACGAGCTTGAGGTTCTTGATCTGGTAAAGCCCTTCGCCCTGGTTGTCCAGCGCAAACCCGTAGCGCTCCCGCAACTTCGTGTAGGTGATGTCGCGCATTGGGTCGTTCCAGCTCTCGGAGTAGAGCTCCTCGTCCTGGACGAGGGCTCCGATCTCGTTGGCATCCGCCATAATGACATCCGTCCGCTGGTTGGTGGCGTCGAAGCGGATGAACGGACTGACCACGATGCGCATTGGCGCCGGGAACAGACTGGGCACGTTCGTATACGTGCTGGCCTGCGGGTTCAACTGCGGGTTCCCGCTTGAGAGCGGTGTACCAGCAGATGGGCCAAGGTTTACTCCACCTGTTGCAAACGTCGGCCGCTGCCCGGGTTGTCCCTGTAGCGGCTGGAAGATTGGCCCACCGTTGGCAAAGCCAAAGGCCCTGAGCTCCGGATTGCGTGCGAAGATCAACCATCCCATGGCGTTCATAAACAGGGTGTTGGGCAGAAAGCCCATGTTCACGTGATCCGCGTAGGCGACAAACAGATCGTCGAGCGTTAGGGTTCCATTGTAGTACCCGTCAGACCCACGGCCTGTCGTATATCCGTGGACGGAAGTCCCACCCGTGTTGTCGAACCCGACGGTGCCCTCAGCGGCCATCAGGTCGGCTGCCTTCTGCTCTTTGAACCGGACCATGGCGCGGCCGGCTGCCCTGTAATAGAGGTTGGCCAGATCGAAAGCGGAGTATCTGGTAACATCCTCGGACAGCTTGAAGGCCATACCAACCTTCCCGACCTTCGCGGTCACGATCCCAGCTGAGCTGAGGTCAGTTTCCGGGTACTCTTCAGTCGGGCCCATGTCCTCTGGGGCCATGGTGTTCGAAAGAGCCGGATACTGGATCTGTGATCCGTGATAGTTGATCCGCTTGAAGAAGTTGGTGAGCACGATCAAGGGCTCAGCAGCTTCCTTGACAACGGTAGAAATCAACTTGGGGAAGAACAGGATGTTCTGATCTGGAGTCAGGATATCCGTCATCTCCTGAAAGGAGATAGCTTCTTTCCACCTGATCTCGGGATCGAGCTCCTCCGCGTCTCGTGGATTGGCCCAGCCGTTGTTGTGCCACAGACGTTCAATATACGCAAACTTTTCATCGGCGTCTGCCGCGTCCTTTAAAGCCTTGCGCATTGACTTCTGATCCAACCCCTTGCCGGCTAGGCAGGAACTGACCTCCTCGCTTACTAGCGATTTGAGCATGTCCCTTGAGATTTCGAGGTTAATGGTATCACCCATCGCTTTCTTTCCTCCTCCTGTTCTCTCCCGCTGGATTAGAGCAGGCCGATATTGATCCGAGCGTACTTCGTGGCTTGGGCCATAGACAGCCACCCGACCTTACCAGTCGTATCCACACCCGGTAGCGAGAGCCCACGAACGGGCCGCGTTAGATCAGCGCGCGCCCTGGACTTGGTCCCGTACGGGATTTCGGAAACGACCGTGACACGGCCGGCAACCTGTTCAATGGAATCCGAGGCGGAATTCCAGAATGTTGGGCAGCCTTGGTACAGCGCGCTTTCACTGACATCCAGATTTCCCTGGGTATAGGGTTTCACCAGGTCTCCGGGAGCCAGGCTATCCTGGCCGTCCAGACCGATGAGCGCCACCTCGACATAGTAATCACAAAGAATTGTGATGCGCGTCTGCTTTTCGTAGTTGATATATGTGTAGGGGATGGATCCCGAATACACGTTGTGCATCATCCAGCCGATCGGTTTGTTGGCTGGAAGTACTGCAGTTGCGTCCGCAGCCGCGCTGACGAGCGAGGTCTGATCATCAACGTCAACCGTTTTGCCAACGTCGTTTGCGCTGTAGGTGATGGTCTGGGTTGACCCGCTGCTGTTGCATGGAACAATCCTCGGAGCATACCCGCCAGAATACTGCTGGGTGTCCCAAGAGTTTCCGCGCTCGTCCTTGTCGGTCAGCGTGCGGTCCATGCCTACGATACGGCCGGCCAAGAGCACAAGCCACTCGTTGGACATTTGTTCCTGCTGAAGGACCGGAAGCCATGGAGCGACATAACCGGCATCACCCAATGGCGGTCTGTCGCCAGGCGCGATCTCTTCGAAGAGGTCATAACCCGTAACGCCATACCCGCGAGGCGTTTTAAGTTCTCTGGTGATGGACATCCTGTTTTCCTCCTATGACCTTATTCGCTCTTGGACTTGCCAAGATCCCGGCGGATCCGCTCTTTGTTGGATAGGGGCTTTTCCGCTTTTGCCTTTGCTTTGGGTTTCTCTCCATCGAGATCCCCTTGTTGACCGTCGACGAGGTTTTGTGGGTTGTCCACAGCCTCAGTCTGGTCTGGAAGCGCAGATTCCTCGAGCTTCAGATCGGCCAACGAATCCCGAAGGGATTCCGCTGAACGGCTTTCCAGCTTCTGCTTCAGCTCTTTCAAGCCCTCCTCGTCAAGTCCATCGACATCCGGCTTCTTCAGCTTACGCCGAAGATCGAATACGCTGTCAACGAGGTCAAGATGTGCTTGCTTCTCGTGCTGGTCGATAAGTTTTTCAGCTTCTTCCAGCTTCGTTTTGAGGTCCGTCTTCTCGGCCTCCAACGCAGATTTCTGCGTTTTGAGGGACTCAAGCTCGTCCCTGAGTTTTTCCAGTTCTGACATGGTTTGCTCCGTGTCTGAATCCTTCGAACTATTGCCGACTTCAACGCCGAACTTTTTGGCCTTGCGTTTGAGGCAGGCTAAAATGCGGCTTTTTTGTTCAGAGGTAAAATTCTTCGCCTGAGGCAGACGCGCCAGGCCGTTACGGACGTGGGCAGCATCATTCGCGGGGAAAGAACGGTCTGGACCGCAGAAAGCCGAGTCGGGAAGTTTCTTCCTTGCAGCACTTGTCAGGACCTTGTCAGTCGCCTCTCCACCAGCAACAAGATCCAGCTCGCTATCAAGATCATCTTTGACTATCTCGGCGCGCTGATCTTTTGTAATAGAGTCGAAGCTGATTTTCTGATAGAGATCCTTACCAAGAGAATCTTCAACCTTCGCGAGGTCCTTACGCTCCGTATCGGAGAGCGTATCGAGCTTTTCCGAGATCTTATCAGCAAGCTCTTGAACCTGGTCCCAACTCATTTCTGTTTCTTTCGTTGCTATGTCCGTCGTAGAAGTCCCTGACATGTCTACATTGTACGGAAGGTCGTTCATACTTGCCAGTATTTTTAGTCCGAGAAGCTCTCTTTGTGGTCCGCGGTATCTACTGAGGAGCTTCAGACTTGCGTGCGCATGCTCTTTATCCTGGAACAAGAGTGCCCCTTTGATCCCTGTCCTGCACTTTGTTGGAACCGCCTTCAGGGCCGGCATAGCACGATTTATAGCGGTTTGCAGGTCAACAACACTGTAGCCATCTTCATGCTCGTTGCTAAAGTCGAGGACCCCAGCAGAACTCATTGCTGCTAGTACGTCGGCCTCCGCATCAGAAATTTTTGCCGCAATTATTTCTTTGGGTTCGATTTCGCCGGCGAATCTAACGACATGACCATCAGAGTCAAACATGGCTAAGGCGTCGAAGGTACTGGAGATAACCTCACCCTGGAACACGTCTTGCATCCCGTCCGTCGAGCGGATACCAATGACGGAAGAATAAGGCTGCGCCGGGCGCCAAGTTTTAGCGATATGATCGTTTCGGAAGTCCCTGGCGATAAAGTAAAAGGGGAGCTTCCCAGTAAAGTAGTCCTCTTCTACATCGTATGCTTTACCAGGGCGATGCTCACACCCAGGAGACCCTTTCCGCATTGATGGTACCCAATCTGTTAAACAGATTGGGCACACCATGGCTCCCGCATGTCGCCCTACACTGACAGTCAATAGCCTTTTATCCAGGACTTGCTCCGCGGCATCTTTGTCAGATAGGAGAACTGAGTTGATCTCCGATCCGGAACCAAGGGTGCGGGCCGGCGGATTTATCCAGTCGTTTGTAGGGATTGTGTTCTGAACTGTCGGTTTGAACCGAGCGTTCAGCACACGGCCCAAAACCTCTGGTTCATCATAAGGATCGTCACTAGCGCGCTTTGGGTGTCTGCTGAGAAATGGCTGTGGATAAGGGTCGGTCCAGGTAGGAAGTGCATCGACTACCTCGCTGGCCGGATAAACGCGGCCGTTGATAAGGGTCCCACTGCAGGACGTACGCAGATCAACAATGAGCTGAATCTTCTTCCCCAGTGTAGAGAAGGCTTTTGTCCTATTAAAGTCCCTCGGTTTATCAGAGTCCCCGAGATACATTTCTGTGAACTCGGGTATTTCCACCCGCAGGTCATCACGAAGATAGATACTCATCATTATCCCCAAAGGGAGTTCTTGAACCTGGGATTAGCAAAATCACCGATAACCGGAGGACCGGGGTCCTTAACCGGTTGGGCGTTTTGGAAGTCCTTCGGTTTTGGCATGGGAGCTTGGTTGGAGCCCTTGACCTTAGCATCCTTCTTCATGAGGTTCGTCTGCTTGGCAAGGTTTTTCTCCAGGTCCTTGTAAAATTTGGGTAATGTCCACTGACGTGGATCATAGAGAAGTCCCGGTGTGGTTGCACTTATTTCGCCCATTAAATTTCTCTCCTTATACCCCTGCCTGAGATGATCTTACCGAGTTTCCAGCCTCGCCGTCAACAGGAATTTCTATATGTTTGAAGCCCTTGACACATTCTATATGTGGGGGCAGTAAGTCTGTGAAGCGGCAGCCATCAATTGATATGGTATCGAGCGCTCGGCAAGATGGACAGGCATCTTCAGCAGGCTCCCAAATTATATGGGTGCTGCCGACCGTATCCTTCGCCGCATACGCATACGCGTAGTTTCGTCCAGTCTCCTCGAAAATGCCTGTGAACAGCCTGAGCACAGAGGCTTTGTCCTTCAACGCGTGCGGTTGCCCGATGCAGGTTTGTATTTGTGGTAGAACCTGATCTTTAAGAAACCTGAGTGAGGCTTCAGGATTCAACGTTGCTGACGTACCCTGTTCAGTATTGAATTTTTCTACACCTTTTTGCATTGCGGCTACGATGGGGACAGTCAGCAGATTTAGAATCCGGGCATCTGTATCATCAGTCTGGCTGTCAAGGATTTGGATGATGTCGTCTTTTAAAGTGTCCTTCTTTACCGCGGTCTTCGTAGGCTTGACCCCGTGTTGGTTCTCAGGCTTAGCCTTGTTGGCGACCATAGCCGATGCCTCGCCGGGCTTGGACTGCATATACAGTTCATCAGCGGCTGCGATTATCGCCGATGGCTTGGTAATCTGTTCCCACGCCGTCTTCTGCCAGTCACCGTCCAAGAAGGGCTGCTTATGCATGCCCATACGCATTTCGTCGTGTGTAATCGCGTTGGACTGATATAGGAAGACAAGATGTGTTTCCTCGGCCCTTCGTGCCTCGCGGTCGATGTCCGGGAAGCGGATAAAGACGCGGTTCTCCGGTGTAAGCTCGTAGCCACCTTCGAGAAGCAACTCGTCAAGAATGTAGAAATTGAAAATGAGCGCAAACTCACGTTGGTATTCCGCGCAACGGTCGGCAAGACTCTTGCTAAGGGTCTCGGCGGTATTACGCGTGGCCGTGTCTCCGCGGCCTATGTCAAGCGTGGAGAGAACGAGGCCTGTGAGCACACGGCTTTCCCAATACCTCACGAGTGGTTCTATATCAAGCGCATGCTGCTTCGCGCCGATGACCTCGATAGTGTGTCGATGGGAGGTAATGAGATGGCCCTCTGCAGCTTTACTGGAGATGGCCGCAGCTGCTTCTCCGATTTCTGTCGTTCCGTCATCAAAGATCTCGGGATCTCGGTCCTTCTCCCCGATCTTGTGGTGGTAGAGGGGAAAAGCAAATTTGTGGACCAGAATCTCTTCCAGCTCCTCAAAGCGCCTCCACGTCTGAGTGTCATCTAAAACAGGAAGAAGATACGGGGTTCCAAATACGTAGCCGTCATCGCGATCAAACGCTCCGTGGACAACGTCTTTTACTTCCTCCACATCATGCGGATCGACCTTCTGATACCACTCGAGGATCCTGTTTACAGGGTCCCTTCGGTACCGCATGAAGTTTGGTCCCAAGGAGAACAAACCCTTTGCCCGTCCCTTCTGTTTCCCAAAACGACCGTTATACGGCCGGGTTCGATCTCTGGACCAGGAGAGAAAAAAGTTCGAGAACTTGATAAAGTTTTTTATAGCTTGGCGAATCTGTAGCTCGACAGGTGAGCCCATAGCCTCACTCAGCTCTGCCATCCTTTTGTATATGTAGCTGACAGTGGATTTATTCCGACCGACAAAGATCCAACCGTGACGAAGAGCGTGCTCCCGATGTTTATCTATTGATAGCCGTATAAAGGATTCGGTCTTAGCAGCTTTTAGAATTTCGTCGAGATCAAAATCCTGTTTTTCCCAGCCCGGTCGTTTTATATGTTTCCAGTCAACAGCTTTTTGAGTTGGCTTGGTCTTTTTGTTTGGACGTCTAGGGTTGTACTCAATATTGGCTGGAATCTCTAGCGCATCGACCTCGGAAAAGACACGGGGAGCGTCGATTTCAGGAAGGCCAAAGCCTACAACCCTCCAAGCCGTATCTCGGATCCTACTTAGAATCGACATTCCGCAAACCCTTCGCCATCTGGGCGCCGCGCTCCAAGAGCGGTTTCAACGCCGACTCGTTTATCATGTCCCGAGCACAATCACTGAGCCCGCGCTTGACTCCTGCCTCTTTATCCGGTTGACCGAGAACCAGCAGACCTTCTGCTGAGGTAAACTCGCGCAGATCTGCCGAGGAAAAGGTTCGAAAGGGGTCACTATCGAGAGCCCCTTCGGCCGGTGTCAACTGAATTGGAGCTGGAAGATTATTCAAGATTTTTTCCACCACGTCATCGACGTCATCCGTCGAGGGCGTGATTGCGTCCTTCTCGGCGCAAAGATTTCCACGGTCAGCCGCTGCTATAACCTCGTCGAGAATACGCAGCAACATCTTGGCTCGTTTGTTGTCTGCCAATATCTGCACCTTGACCGAGCCGAAGCGGTTCTTCATCTGGATTTTGGACCAATACTTACGTATGTACTTTACCAAAAGAGCACGTACCTTCTCCAGTCCTGAAAATACATAAGTGAAAAGCTCGTCGATCGGGCTACATGCAAGAACTTCCTCAAAAGCCTCCGGATCATCGTATCGGTTCGGGTCCAGCAAGCTCGAGGCCATTTCAGCGGCCTCACGAAAGAAATTATCAATGAGGTGCAAAATAGGTTCTAGGACAGATCTTTCGAGGAACGAATTCATGCTATCCCGAAGGCTGTTTGCTGCGGCGCCCAAGTCCTGCGACACACCGTTTGATAAAACTTGGAGTATGAGCCGCAGAAACTTTAGGGTCTCTGTCGGAAAGCCGCCGACGAATTTTACAAAGCAGCATACGAGGTCCCGAGTATATTTTGAGGACAAGACGGCTGCCAGTTTGTTGAGTCGGTTGTTGGCCTCTTTATTACGGCAGGCCATAAGTTTGTAGACATCCGTGCTCATCTGATACGACGCGCTTGGGGAGAGGTAGTTTTCAGACTCGTTTTTACTTGCCTGTGCATCTGCTCTGATAGACCGTACATCTTCGGCTGCTACCCAGGTTTCATAGCCTGGTTCAGTAGTATTGGCGACATAATCCTGGGAGTACTCTCGGATAGCAGTGTGGTGTTGGTCGGTCTGGGAACGTTGATAGTCCTTTAGAAGGGGGTCTTGTTCTTTTGCCTTGGCCTCTGCAACTACAGCGTCGGCGTTTGTGTTCATCGCCTCCATAGCCTCGCCAAATGTCTTTTTGAGGACCTGCTTGACTTCGTCCTCGGTGACAAGTGCCTGGAGCAGTATTGCAGCCATGCCGATGAGGAACTGAGCGGAAGTCGCTGCGATTTCAGTCCCCGCCGGCTGTTTGCCAGCGACCGCCATCTGTGTGTTTGGAGCCTGAAACGTTTGCAGCATTCGATTGCATACAGCAAGCATCAGGAATTGGCCGCCAATGACTAGCAGCTCTTCAGGCGTCATATCGTCGTTGGCTGCGAGGGTAGTCTGCTGGCTAAGAATACGTGAGTCTATAATCCCGTTTCCTGTCATCGAGTTATGCAGGATAACCGGATCGACATTTCCTTGGCGCTCAGCAAACTGAACCGACGCGATGTACTGATCGTAGCTAATGCGGTCGGTAGGGCTTCCAGGATAAAGTGATCGCAGAGCCAGTTGTACCTCGAGCGCATTCTTGTCAACGGGTATATACGGATTGGCGGTCCGCTTTATCTCATCGAGCAAGGTATCTGATTTTTCAAGCAAACCATCTACTTGGTTGAATACTTCTTTGACCATGGATGCGGAGACGCTTGTGTCGGCCTTGACAGCAGCCTCAGCATTTTTATCCTCGGTGGTGATGTGCCGTTCGCGCGTGTACCCGAACTCCGGAACGTCTGCTAGATGGTCTTTCACCAGCGTTTTCTACCAAGAGGTCTCAGGACTTTATTTGGGTTGAATCCCGATGGCAAGCCACGAGAAGCATGCTTTATCGACTCCATTGGTGTAAGTTTGGGCTGTGGACCCTGGGTTTTGCACGATGGCTGAAGTCGTTCGCGCATAGCCCTTACACTATCTTTGTACTCTTCAATGGCTTTCCGGGTGTATGCCTTCCCAGAAGAGTCGAGCATGATAGTCTCGCTAATGGATGGCAATTTGGCGAGGTCGGAAAACTCCATCATGAAGCCAAATAAGGCCAGCATCCAAGCCGTCAACAAGTGTTCATTACCGCCCGAAAAGACTTTATTACCGCCGCGTCCAACATACTCAACCTGATAATCCCGCATCTGTCCGACCAAGCCTTCCTTATGGTCCTCGGACTTGGGGAAGACGCACTGTCCGCATTCAACACGACCGACGGCCATTTCGACCATTAAGTTCTTCGCCTGTTTTTTTACCTTCTTCCCCGTCATTGGGTCTGCGATTTCGACGGTACCCTGCATCAAAATACCGCGCACCCTTCTATGGAGCTTGGTTTTTGGGTGATCACGCCCATATTTGGTTAGAAGTTCTACCTGCGGATCGCCGTGGCCATAATCCACGTAGATATGCGATGGGTTCCAGATCCGATTGAGCTGGACTATTCTGCGGACTGTGTTCAGCTGTGTAAATTCTTCGGGATCGATAATCTCTTTATAAGCAACGCGGAACATCTCGGTCTTTCTGTTGTAGCCGAGTATAAGCAACACACCTCCAGTGCCTCTCATATTCCAGTCGACGCCCATGATGTACATTTCGTGGGCAAGAGGTACAGGATCCAAAATGTCATAGTCTTGGATAACCCCATCGGCATCCAGATCCTGGTGCCGAAATACTCCGGCCTCCATGCTCCCAAATTCTGCAAGGTATTCATGCGCAAAGTAAGCGGCCGAGTAGTTACGGCGTAAGAACAGCTCCTTCTCCTCGTCCCATTCGGGGGCTACCATCGAAGGGTAGTGAAAGGTACGAAAGCTTTGAGACGGGTCAGTAGCCCACTCATAGAAGGTGGCGCGCCGACCGGTTGGGGTCGAAGATACAAGCAGTTCTGGGTTGGAAGCCCGAACCAAGGTAGCCATAATGGTCGTCAGGGTCTCGTCGTCAAGATAGTCAGCTTCATCGAGAACCAAAAGGTCTGCCGATTGACCACGAACATCCGCGCCGGCCTTGCCCGTCTGGACCCCAGCGGTAAACATGCGGACGTAGCTTCCATTCTTAAACTCAATCTCGTGAACAGGGTTCTCGCGTCGACGCTTCTGCCGAATCTTTAGGGCGGGAGAGTTGTCGATAAGCTTTTCCAGTCGTTGGTAGATGTTATTCACCTGGGTTTGGTACGGACATATGACGAGGATTTTGTAGTTCTCACGCGTGTCCATCCGGTTGAGTATTGACACGCAGAGGACTTCGGTCTTGCCTATTTGTCTTCCAAATAGTAGAAGCCGCTTCCTGGCTGTGCATTGAAGCGGTTCTACCTGATACCACTCAGGCTCCCAGTGTTTGGAAAAATCTCGAGATGAGCGCAGGCGGGCGGCAGCCCAAGTTATCGGATCTGTGCCGATACGGAAGTCGTTTTTCTCTTCGTTGGAGAGGCCGGCCCACCAGGAGGAGGATTCTGCTGCATGGATGCGTTGTCCCGTACTG